CCGTGTAACTGAGCACGGATGCATCCAGTTCAGCCACAAGTAAAAAATCCCCTTCTCCTCCACCTGATGCAGAGCAATAAATCCGGCGGCGTTTAATACTGGCATTCTGCAATGGCACCGGAGACAGCGTCAGCTGTACCGCAGTCCCCGGAGTACGGGGTGTTACCTCCAGAGACGCCGGACCTGGCTGACCTTCTTCACCATAATCTGAGACAAAGGTTTCCGTATAAAACCGGGTTTCGTCATCATTCGGGTTATCGTCAGAAACATCACCGCCCTGCTGAACAGTACAGACAGGTGCTGTCGTCGGCGCGGGGATCCCCAGACGATACGATGATGTCGGGTGATTCCCGTCCCCTTTTGTGGCAATGGTCGCATCCGTCACTTTAGGAAAACGCCCGTCAGTGTAGTAAATACGCCCGTGGGAGTCCTGAGCGACCGGACTGCGGATCACATCCACCACATCCGGCCACGCAAACCAGAAATCATCACGGTAATGAAAAATTGTTTTTGGCTTAATTGTGAATGTTTTCTCAACCCCGGATATCTGACGTTCTGGTGTAATAACACCAAACCGGAAATGGCAGTCCTCCGCCAGTACAGCGGAATGATCGGGCAGCATGGATGTCACAACGCGCGGCATCATCCCACGCATCGTGGTGATATCGATATAAGGCATAGAAATTCCTTTGACTGCTTCAGGATTAAAAATCAGGGGATTTATGGTGGAATTCGCTAAAATCGCGATCGGAATCACTGCAACAGAGTGTTGCTATGATATTCTGGACAAGAAGTAACAACTCACTAATTGTTATCAAACGTCTTTCTTCTGGTCGGGGAGCATGTTGCTCCCCTTTCTTTATTGCATCATTACGGCAGCCACTGCACAGAGCGTCACCACTGCACCCAGCCACACAAAAAGCATGAAACACATCGCTCCTGCTGTGTAGCGCTTCTTTACGTATTTCAGATTTGCCTGTTTCATGACAATTTACCTGATTGCTCTTCAGTACCGGATAACAATACGGCTATGCCAGTCCCACCAGGTGCTTCACACTCCTGTACCTCAGGCCATTTTTACCAAGCCCCAGATACAGAAAGGTGTTCACCGTCTTCGTATTTATCCCCATTTCACGCGCAAGATGACACGGCTTTGACTCACGGTACACATAACCAAACATCACCACCATCTCGGACATCGTCAGAGGACGCGCATACGTGTTCTGCACCCAGTCACCGTTACGGATTTTCCTGTATGTATCCAGACGCCCCGTCATCTCCTCCGCATCCAGCTGAAGATAACGGCGTCCCTGAAACATACAGCGCATCAGCCTGCCAAGCAGCGCATCACAGATAATCACCCATGATTCATTATTCTCCGGTGTGTGCTTCCTGTTCTCCGGCATAAAAAATTCCCGGGCCAGTATGACACTGTACCCCTCAAGCATCTGTTGCAGGCCGTACTCCAGATAACGGTTGCGGGTCGCCAGAATCACCTTCATCGCATCTCCTCACTGTCTCTGAACACATGAAAAAAACGGCAGGCCAAAATCCCGCACCTGCCGTCATGCTTCATGTCACTGTCAGCAATTAAAACTCGAAGTTAACGCCCACGTTGTAAGAAACGTCACCGTCGCTTGCTGCAATACCCGCTTTCGCTGCGGTCTGCTCATTGAAACGGTAGCCCACACCGACAGCAACGGCCTGTTTGTCACTGTAACCACCCAGGGCTGCCGTGGCGTTGAATTTGCCCACACTGTACGGCTGGAACAGACCGGCAAGTGCTGCGCTCTGTGCCGCTGCGCGTTTCATCTCTTCGTGGTTTTCACGAATCTGGCGTTGATGGTCATTCAGACGTGCATTGTGCTCCTGCAGCTGGCGGCTGTTTGACTGAATCGCTTTTCTGTTGGTTGCAATGTCCTGGCTGTTAGTTCTTACAGATTTATCAAGGTCAACCACCGCTTCATTTACGCGTTTGGTTGTCTGCGTGTTACGGGCTGTGGTCAGGGAACCGTCTTCTGCCACACGAACGGTGGTATCCTCAACAACTTCAGCCACAACATCCTTCACGCCATAGCGCTCACCTGTACCGGCGGTCTCATCCAGTGTAATGTTGCCGTCAGCGTCCATTGCAAAAGTGGTGTCTTTATTCAGTTGGTCGATATTGGTAACAATGCGATTGTATTCCTGCAGAACACCAGGACCGTCTTTAGCTGCTGCGACAGCGGCATCTGAGTTACCGCCAGAACGGACAGCGGCAACATAGGCTGGCGCTGTTTCGATAGAAATAGCCTTTGAAACATCCGTTTTTAAGGATACAACAGCATCAATATCAGCCTTGGTTAATGTTCCTGAATTCAACTTATCAAGCTTTAAACTAGGAGAATCAACTGGGAACAAAATTTGTTGCATTGCCATTTGGAGACCAACATGTTGTTGCTCTGGCGGCAATGTTTTAATAAATTCTTCGACTTTTTTAGCATCCTGTTCATTCCATGTCATGACACTACCTAGTGTAGTGTTTATAGCGCCTAAAACTTCCTTATTTGTTTTTGTATCAATAACAGATGCCAATTCATTGTTAGAATCATTTATTCTAATTAAATAATCACTGTCTTTAACTGGGATATCTAAAGCCAGCGCCCCAGAACTCACCAGCATCAGTCCGGCAACAGCAGAAGAAAGAATTGTCTTAGAGAATTTTTTGCTCATCTGGTATACCCTATGAAATGATTTGTATACAAACAGAGCAACGCGTGTCAGAATACATTAAAAATACTGACACTTCGTTGCCTTTCATAAGGGTATTCCGAATAGTTCCGTAAAAATTAATATAAAACTATTAGGATTTTTCTTACTATAGCATGGGCGTTTTCAGCCACATTCTCAGAAACAGCATCCCGGAACGCATTGCGCTGTTACTCCCCGCCAGAATCCATCATTTTGTTATCTCCCGTTACAGTTCTGTTTTTGATATGCGTCACATAACGCCCGGCAACCAACCTGTAAAAATTTTTTATTAATGCATTTTGCTGTTTTTTTATCCCGTTGTGTTATCTGCCTGACTACCCGTAATGCTGATTTGCAGTTCTGAGACAAATTTCATGTTCTGCTGCCGTGCCATACGGTAATATTCTTTTAATGAATGATAACTATAAACAGCATGCTACTCAGATATCAGGGGTGCATCCGCTCCCCTTCTTTTTATTTCCAGTCCACCCTGTATGCCAGTATCTCATCCGCACTGGTCAGCTTTTCCAGCTCCTTCTTCATGGTGCGCTGCCGGACGTGGATTTCCATCCCTTTGGTGAACATCGCCTGCTCTGCCGCTTCACTCAGTGCTATAAGCTCTTCTGCTGTCACCGGCACATCATTGTTTTCCGCATCCGTCCAGAAAAACGCCTCCGGCAGTTTCCCCGCTTTCGCTGCCGCCACCGACGGCTCAAGACGCGTCTGCGTTGACTTCCCGTAGTCCCATTTACGCCCATTGTGCTCAAACGTGTAGTTCGCCGCTTCCATCTCATTACGCCAGGCGTTAATTTCATCGCCCTTCATCCCGCGCGCTTTCTCCGCGGTCAGCAGGTCCGTGATTTTCTCCCCGTCAAAACCCCAGCGCCCCGAGATGTCAGCTTTGCGGTTTTCTTCCGTATCAGCAACCTCTGCCACACTCTGGTTTACCGGCCACAGCATAGAGACATCCTTACTTATGCTGGTGATTATACCGTTACTGTCATAAACCAGCTTCAGCGTGTCTGCCGCGAATAATGACTGGCTTTCGTACCAGTCCCTACCGTCTACTGATTTCAGGTACATCGCACCCGGCACGTCAGATTTTTCAGGGGTGTATAGCTTAAAACTCTTAATAATCATCAACGTCCACTCATTTAAATAAAACTGTGATTTCAGTGCCTCATCTTTTTTCTTTTCACAAAAAAAGCGTTGTGAGATCAAAGAAACCAGACATGTGCATGCACTAATATTCCCTGCGCTGACTTATGTCATGATAATAATAACTGACAGTGTGGTATCATTGTCTGGTCTGTATGTTTACCGGGGAGTAACGCCCTGCTCCCCGGTTTTTTATGCGCAATATAACAAGTATGCAGAGCTGCCAGTTACCTGCGCTGAAAAGAACAACAGCTCACACTTCCCCTATACCGACTGAGCGCCAGCTTCCATCACCAAAAGTCATTTGCAAGGGTCTGTAGTAGATTTCATCTATACGGCTCTTGTCTGGCATGTTTGTTCCCGCAATTCCCGTAAGCACACAGCCATCCATTGAGCGTAGGCTCAAGTTGCTATAGCCACTATATGGACGGTACACCATCTCATTTCCCAGACGAATGCCTTTTACTGTGCTGTTTCCTGCGTCGCCTGCTGGCCCCGGAGGCCCCATCGGTCCCGGTTCACCACGCTCACCTTTCGGCCCGGCAGGGCCCCGTTCACCGGCGGGTCCTCGGGGACCGGCAGGCCCTGCAGGTCCTGCATCACCTTTAGCGCCCGCTGCACCTGCCGGGCCGACAGGACCAGCTACCCCCCGAGGCCCCTGAGGTCCCCGCTCTCCCGCCGGTCCCTGTGGGCCTGTAGGTCCTGGCTCGCCCCTGTCACCTTTAAGTCCCTGTGGACCGGGCTGCCCCTGAGGACCAGCAGGTCCGGGTTTTCCGGTTTCACCTTTCGCTCCCGGTTCGCCTGCCGGACCTCTCTCTCCGGCAGGACCCGGTGGTCCCTGTAATCCCTGTGGCCCTCGCTCACCGGGTTCACCTTTTTCACCGGCAGGGCCAGCAGGTCCGGTATCACCCTTTGGTCCCGGTGGGCCGCCGGGGTCCCCGGGGTCTCCTTTTTCACCTCTGGCTCCGGTTTCACCTCGCGGGCCCGCAGGACCGGCAGGCCCCTGAATACCGCGCTCTCCTTGTGGCCCAACAGGTCCTGTTGCTCCGGCTGGCCCCTGTGCACCCTGTGGCCCCGTCTCACCACGAGGACCAGCAGGCCCCGTTGCCCCCGTCGGGCCTGCCGGTCCCTGTGCGCCCTGTGCTCCACGTTCTCCGGTTTCACCTTTCAGCCCCTGTAATCCCTGTGGTCCACGCTCCCCCTGCTCGCCTTTCTCACCCCGCGGACCTGCCGGGCCGACACTACCCTGAGGACCTCTCTCACCGCGCTCTCCTTTCGGACCCTGAGGACCTCTCTGACCCGGCTCACCTTTTTCACCCCGGGGGCCGGTATCACCTTTGGGCCCCTGGTCGCCCTGAGGTCCCCGCGCATTCTCAGCCATGCGCCGGGCTTCCTCTGCACTGACCGTTGCAGCCTCCGCACGCTCAAGAATGTCTCCGGCTGCCTGCTGAGCCACCCGGGCTGTTTCAGCATGTTGTTTTGCATTTTTCGCGTCTGCTGCCGCTGCCTTTTCAGACTCGCCTGCCCGGGTCGCTGCTTCTGCAGCTTCACTGGCTTTTTGTCCGGCTTCAGCCGCCCTGCTGGTTGCCGTCTTTGCACTGTCAGATGCACTCTTCGCACTGGCTGCTGCACTTTCTTTTGACTGTGTGGCCTGAGTGTTTTTTGTCGCCGTGTCTTCATTCAGGCGACGAATAGTGGCAAGGTCATCAGCCACATTATTCTGTATCTGCCGGAAATCTGTCAGCAGCTCTCCGGGTATGCTCACCTCAACAAGACTGCGGCGTAACAGCATATTGAGCGTCACCGTACTTTCGGTCCCCTCAATACGCACACGTCCGTAGACAGCAGTCTTCCCTTTCACCGTCACCGAAACCGCATACTCCCCCGGATCCATCGTCATTCCGTAATATCCACCTTCACGGGTCACTGCCGACGCACTGGTGCCGCTGAGCGCATCCGGTGAAACTGTCAGCGCCGTCAGGGTAATATTTGCTCCTGATATCGCCTCACCATCAGGAGATTTCAGCGTCCCCGAAACAACAACACTCACACTCCACCTCCGTTAAACACTTTTTTACGGGCAGACAATGCACTGTCTGCCCCCTGTTTGATCCCAAGTTGCTCAACAAAACTCTGATAATGCTGCGCAGCCAGCCCCGATTCTGCACCACCGGCAGCATCCTTACTGAAAGCACGAAACAACATCCAGTCCACCAGTGGGTTAACATAAGCCTCTTCCAGTGGAACTGGCGTATCATCGTCCTGCGTCAGAACATACACTGCCTCCGGTATCCGGCTTACCACTGCATCAATACTTATCTCTTTGTCAGGGACAGGAAACAGCCAGAATACGCGCGGGGACAGGTCGTTGCTGATAAAACATTCAGGAATGCCCTTCATTGTGGGCCACTCAGGATACTGCGCATCCAGCACCTCCCGGGATAATGGTCTGACTGCACTACCGTCACTGAGGCATATCACGTCAAGAAGTTGTATTACACCATCGGGCAAAACCTGACGGGCGCCAGGAACACAACTGATTGTTTCCAGGCTTGCGCCAGCATCCGGTCTCGCCAGAATCACTGCCCTCACAGCATCATTGTAATAATCGCACAATTCCTGCAGGGGCCAGCGAACCATCATCGGGTCAACCAGTTGTGTATTCACACGTCCGATGATTTCTGTAATCGTCGTCATCAGTAAAACCTCTGCCTGCGTACAGGGTTGCGGTATGAAGAGTACGGGCTTGTCGCCAGTGTATGACGATATGCCCGACGGATCCCCTCAGAAAACTGCACAGAAAAATACTGTGCGCGTAACGGATCTGACCATGAAACACCAGTCTGCATGAACAACCGCTCAAGTGCCCCCGCAGCCACTTCTTCAGGCCATGTGAGGAGTTCATCCGGTATCTGGCTGCGTCCGGCTTTCGGAGCGACGGCATAAAGCACGCTCACCTCACCGGGAGAACAGGCAAATCGCAGGGAGCGTCCGGAGCTGATATCCACATCCCGACCGACAAAAAGCTCATGATTATCGTCAGAGATACGGATGATATGAACGCACTCCTCATCATCTTTGTCATACGGAAGCACGATTTCTTTTCCTGCTACTGGTACAACAGTAACCTCCCGACGGCACACCAACGACTGGCGGCTGAATGCCACGGCAGCCATTGACAGAGCATCCGTCATCATAATGTTCAGTGGACCGCTGATATGACGACGGACATACGGTAAAAAATCACTCAGTTCCGCCATGCTGTTCAGTCTCCGCAACACGACGGCGAAATGCCTCACGCACCCGGATACGGAATGCCTCAGCCGTTTCTTTCGGGTCTTTGTGAATATCCAGCTCTTCTGCCTCACACAGCGTCGCCAGCCGTGCTGAGGTGAGCTTACTTAAATCCACCTCCTGCCCGTTAACAGAAACAACAAAACTGTTCTCCGCTTCTGCCCGCGCAGCAAGCACTCTTTCCTGCGCCTGCTGTGCCTGCCGCAACTGCTCATTCTGTTGTTGCTTTTTCAGAACATCATCAAGCTCTTCATGACGAACCCAGACATCCGGAAACCCCAGCAGTTGCCAGGCCATCGCACTGTCAACATGCACCGGCTCAAGACGTGGGAACAATGTGCGGCTTCCGGTAATGGTGTCCTTTTTCACGGTTTTTGGGCCGATATAGACAACGGCAATTTTCTCACTCATATAATTCCCCGGATAAAAAGCCCGCATGACGCGGGCCGGAAGGTTTTAATCAGTATCCCACCACGGTATAACGCAGCAGAACATTCAGGGTGCCGGTTGCAGCGGCAGTCTTAATGGTGACAGTAACCAGCTCCCCGTCACGCTGTGTGGTGTACGGCTCCACTGGCACATATCTGGCAAATTTTGCAGAAACAGCTTCGCTGTTATCGATGAGAGCATGCTCACCGGACTTAATGCTGACGGTTGCAGTACCCAGACCACCCGTTGAAACCAGCTGGAGTGAGTTGATACGGATGCCCACTGGCAGTGAGAGAAGATGAATAACACTGTCCGCTTCCGCAGCATTCACCGTAAATACGCCTTCTGCCACCGACTCATTACCGTGCGTACCCGTATAGACCCGTTCACTCAGTGACGGGGCAAGGATAGTCTTTGCCATAATTAATGACTCCTGAAAAAGCCGGGCGAAAACCCGGCATGGGGAAAGGAAAAAATCAGAGCTTCACTGCTGTATCAACGGCAATCACGCCGTGATCCTGCATCTTGCCGCTCTTCTCGGGGAAACGGATTTTTTTCAGACCGTTGATCCAGCTGATTGCTATCTCAGTACGGTTATCCATATCCGTTTTCTTCTCAACCATGTTGAAGTGACCGCCCGCCTTCTGACCGTAAGCATTTGCCAGCGCCTGAGCCCCCAGTAACATGGCGCGGTCAATATTGGTTGCAGCAGCGACCTCTTTCGTGGTTGCCGTCAGGTTATTCTCTGATACCAGAACCTTTGACCCCTGATAGAAACGGATCGGCATACCCGCATACTTACCAACTAGGATATTGCGCCACATTGCACATTCACCTTTGCACAGCGGATGGTTAAAACCTTTTGCACGGTTCACGCCACGAACCATCATCTGGTTCCAGTCCTTACCGG